ACAATAAAAGAGATTACTGAGATAAAGGAAAAATTACAAAATAATCCACAGGAAAATTATAAACAAAGTGTGACATCAAAAGGATTGCCTATTACGAAAGACCAAAACAAGAATTCATCTGAAAGTCGACCTAATGATGGTTCTGATGTGGTCACTACTGTGTCTGGAGATGGAAAATCGCCTGTGGGTGCCTCCTCTAAATATAAAAATGATTCAAAATGAATGAAAACGAATTAGATATTCTTGAAAGAAGAGAAAAAGAAATTGAATCTGAAAAAAGAGAAGTAGTAGGAAAAATAGAAAAAAGAGACCCAAATTATATGTACTATGTTGATTCTGAGGGAAATGTTCTAAAGTCAAGAAAAGGTGGACCTAGAAAAAAAAGTAAAAAAAAGAAAAAAGAAAAACCACTTGAAAAAGAATACCATTCAGTAGACATCAATCTTCCTAAGTTAATGTTTTCAAGTTATGTATCAAATGGTTTCAAAAAGATTGGAAAATTTAGTAATAATAGTGGATACCTTTTTGTTCATAAAGCATTAATAGGAAGAGAGTTTAAAGTAATTTTAATTCCAAAAACAGAGTGGGGTAGAAATGCAAAAAAAAGTTGATTACAAAAAACAAGGTCGTAGAAATAAAATAAATGGTGCTAACTTTGAAAGAAAGGTTCGTACTGATTTAGAATCAAAAGGTTGGATAGTTTCTAAGTGGCAAAACACTGTAAAAGAAGATAAATGTATAGGGGCATCCCCTGGAAGATTTAGAATGATGCAAACAGGATTCCCAGACTTTATTGCTTACAAAGAAAAACCAATTTCAAATTTAAGAACTTATGAAGTAATTTTTGTAGAGTGTAAAACAAATGGTTATCTTTCTAAAGAAGAAAAAGAAAAAGCAGATTGGTATTTAAAAAGTAGATACTGTGGCAAGTTCTTTATTGCAAAAAAAATTAAAGTAGGAAGAAGAGTAGAAGTAGAATACAACGAATACAATGGCTAAAAGAAAACATCAAAACAAATTAACAAGACATCATATAGTACCAACAAGTAGAGGGGGCAGAACCATTGATAATATCTGTAAGGTACCAAGTAGACCGCATAATGTTTATCATACACTTTTTGGGAATAGAAAACCAGATGAAATTATAGATTATTTAGTTAATGATTTTTGGAATGGTCAAAATGAATGGGTAAATAAATATCAGGAAAAATATAATGACTAAAAAATTAAAAGATAAAACTGAAGAATTTTTAATGAGCAATTATGTAGATATTTGCAGTGGAAAAATGAGTGTAGATGAATTAACAAACGAAATAAAAAGATATTTTCATCAAAAAAATCCTAAAGAATTAATTACTCATAGTGAAAGATTAAAATCTGGAGAAATTTATTCTAAGATTTATATTAGAAAATCAGATTTTACACGAAGAAATTTAAATTATTTATTAGGGAACTTAATATGAAACCATATAGACAAGTAAAAGAACTTCCAAGAGTGTATATAGCAGGAAAATTAAATGATATGGCTTCTGATTATGTTAAAAATGTTCATAATATGATTAAAAATGCAGAAGAAGTAAGAAAGCAAGGTTTCGCAGTATTTGTTCCTGGAATAGATTTACTTTGTGGTCTTCAAACAGGAAACTGGGATTACAAAGATTATTTTGATAATTCACAACCTTGGCTAGATGTCTCGGATGCAATTTATGTTGGAGAATCTTGGAGAGAAAGTGGTGGGACAATTAGAGAAATAAAAAGAGCAAAAGATAAAATGATTCCTAGGTTTTTTAAGGAATGTGATGGGTTGGCTCAGATAAAAGAATTTTTTTATGGAATGAAAGATTGGGTAGAACCATTTTATATAGATGAGCCAAAAGATTTGGAGAAAATATTATGCCATACATAAAAGAAGATAGAAAAAAAACATTGCTTGTATCAAAAGAAAATGTAAAAACCTTAGAAGAAACTTTAGAACAAATAGGTAGAGCAATGTTTGAAAAAGGAGAATTAACTTATTGTGTATATAAGTTAGGTTTAGAATATTTAAATAATCATAAAAAAAATTATCAAAATATTTCAGATTGTATTGCTGCAATGAATGATAGTGCAGAAGAATTTAGAAGAAGAATACTAAACCCATATGAAGATGAAAAAATTAAACAAAATGGAGATATAAAATGATAAAAAGACAAGTGGTTTTAACAATAATTGGTTCGTGTTTTTATTTAGCTGCTTCTTATGGTTCAGGAAAATTAAATGGTTTTGGAATAGCATTAGTTGGAATTGCAAATGTTTTGTTTATGTTGAGATGAGTGAATAAAAAAATATAAACTAAAATTATTTAAATAATGAACACTTTAATATATAGATAAAAATGCCTAGAAGTAAATCAATAAGACAAAATGTCGAAGAAAAATCGGACTGGCAAAGTTTACCAATTGATGAACGTAAGAATTCTAATATTATAAATTTAAAATATGACAAGGATAAGGTAATAATTGTTCCAATGGGTGACGAGCATATAGGTTCTCAATTTTACGATGGTGATACTCATTTGAGAAATGTTGAATGGTGCTATGAAAATGAAACTCCAATTATTTTAATGGGGGATGAAATGGAGACCGCAACAAGAGATTCGGTAGGTGCAGGAGTATTTGAACAAGATGAGATAGTTCAAGAACAATTAGAAAAAGTAGAAAAAATTTATAAACCTCTTGCAGAAAAAGGATTAATACTAGGAGTTCATATAGGAAATCACGAAGCAAGAGTTTATAATCACTCTGGAGCAAATCTTTCTAAAATTTTGGCTAAACTACTTAATACTAAATATCTTGGGGTTGGGGCAATTTCAAATATAAAAGTTGGTAATCAAAATTATACTCTTTACACAACACATGGTCATTCTGGGAGTAGATTACCTCATACTAAAATAAAGGCTGTTTTAGACTTAGCGAATATGATTGATACAGATATTTATGCTATGGGTCATTTACATGCTTTGGACCATCATATTAGAAATATGTACTCTTTTGATAAAAGAAGTAAATCCTTAAAAGAACAACAAAAACATTTTATTCTTACAGGAAGTTACTTAAATCATTGGGGAGGATATGCTCATGTAAAAGGGTTAGAACCTGCAAGAAAAGGAAGTCCAAAAATTAAATTAAGTGGATTAGAAAAAAGAGTAAGAGTTAGTTTATAAAATGGCAGACGAGATGTATCCCTATAATGAAGACTCAAAAAAGTTTAATAGAAGAGATTTTCTTTATGCACTTGGATTAATGGCTATTAGTGGAAAGTTTGCAGTAGATACTTTTTCAAATCTTTCCGACGAACAAACAAGAAAAAAAATTTATGAGTTAGGTAAGTATGTTCATTTAGCAGATTATTCTGTTTTAGATAAAAATGGGAATGAAAATAAATCTAAGGGTGCAGGAATTTGTCTTGATGATTTCTTCTTTACTGTTGACCATATTCCTTCAGCAATAGAAAAGCAAAGGTATCTAATGCCTCCAGGAATAATTGTAGAACAAAATATAGATGTTGAAGAAAAAAATGCTAAATTAGGTAGTTTAGAAATGAAGGAGTTAGTAAGAAATTCGGATAAAGATATTGCAATTTATTGGATTGGAAAAGATAGATATGAGAAAGAAGGATTTAAAGAATTTCCTTGTAACCCAACAAGCCAAAGAAATCTTGGAGATGTAGCTTATATTATAGGGAATCCAAGATTAACTGGAACAAATATTCGTGAAACAACAGTTAGTGATTTAGATGGTTTTGGGAATTTAACTAAAACAGAGGGAGGATTTGGAATAGCGGATGGATTAATTCCTGGAGATTCTGGAACACCATTAGTAAATGAAAATTATGAACTTCTTGGTTTAAATAATATCACAATAAATAATTGTTTAGGTTATGCAGTAAAAATTGAAGAATTTTTAAAGGAGTTAAAAAATGGTCAACAAATTAGAAAAAAAATTAAACAAGACTGAAGATGATATTAAAAGTCTTTTTTCTGATTTAGATATAAAAGACAAGGTTAAATTTTTTGAACATTTGTATAACCCACAACATATTTATTGTAGGATTAGAGATTTAGGATTTACAAAAGAACAAGCAAGAGTTTACGAAAACTCTTATGAAGAATGGTTTTATACACCAATAATAAAACAAATAAAGAGAAAAATAAATAAATAAAATGGCAAACGAAATTCCAAAATTTTCACCAACTACTCCAGAAAAATATCCAATGATGAGGAATGTAGTGGGACAAGCAAAAGAATTTATAAGTGAAATTTCTGAAAATATGGATAATGCTGGAATTTATTACTCTTTAGGAATAGCACCAGATAAGACATTTATGATTAATTCTGAACCTGGGATGGGAAAAACATTTGGAATTAAAGCATTAAATAATGAGAGAAATAAAGATTTCCAAAAAAAAATATTAAAAAGACTATCAAATATTATAGACCCAAAAACAAAAGAAGTTAATATCCCCGTTGTTACAGTAAAACTTAACGATTTAAATATGCTTCTTATGGAATATGATATAGGAAAATATGGAACTGCTTATATAAATATGGGGAGTAGAATTGCACAAGCATTTTTTGATGAAGTATTTAAATATTCAACATATGGTGTACCGATATTAGTTTCTGTAGATGAATGTGAATCTTTATTTAAATCCAGGAAATCTCAAGAAAATTCTCATTCAGAAGATAAAAAAGTATTAAATACATTAATGAAAAATTTACAAAGAGCACATGATTCAGAAAATGTTTATACAATTATGATGACTAATCTTCTCGAAGATATAGATGACGCAAGTATTCGTGCAGGAAGAATAGATAGAAGAATAAAATTAAACTCTCCAAGTAAACTAGAAAGAAAATTAGCGTATGAAAATGCAATTAAAACAGTGAATGAAAAAGCGGGTTATCAAGTGGCAAGAAATATAAATTATAATAATTTATCAGAATTATCAGAAGGATTTAATTACGCAGATATTTATCAATCTATTGATGGTGCGTTGAGAACTAAAGCAAAACAATTAATCAAATCTAAAGAACCTGGAATAATAAGAGCTGGATACGTTAAGGGAAGTTCAGTAGAAAAAGCAGTACAAAATCATAAGAAAGAATTTAAAGAAAAAATTAAAAAAAGAAAAAGGATAGGATTTATATGAAAATACCAAATTGTTTAGATGACAAAAAATTGAAAAATGATTGTAAAATTAGACACATGAAACCAAATGATTTAGATAAAATTTTAGATATATTCGATATCAGATTTAAAAGCCCATTAGCAATGAATTTACAGGGACAAATAATTAGAGCAAAAGGATTAGTTTCTTTTCGTCACGGATTAATTATGTTAGACCCTAATTACGATAATCTAGGAGATATTTTATTACATGAAGCATCACATGTGTTTTATGGTAAGTTTGCTTTTAATGAATATGAATATGATTGGAAGGATTGGAAACCAAACGTAGAAAGATGGATAGACCCAATGAGAGAAAACCCAGAATATAAAAAAATTCTTCAAAAACATATTGTTAAAAATTTACCTGATAACATATATTGGGAGATAAAAGATTTAGATAGAAAAAATGATGGATTTTCTGAAGGCGATTATAGTTGGATGGAATAAAACATTTTTAAACTAAATTTTCTTAATTAATTATGAAGACAAGGGAAGAAGTATTAAATGGGATGAGTTTAGAGTTATTTAATTGGAGATGTTCTTGGGATTTCAAATTCTTTTTTGAAAATTTACTTGGGATAACTACTTGTGGGGGTCTTCAACCATATATGTTGGAATGGTTTGAAATGATTCATGAAAACGATAGAGTAATGATACAGGCTCCATCAGGATTCGCTAAAACAACCGTGTTTGAAGCAATAGCACTTTGGTATGTTTGGAATAATAAAAATAAAAAGATAATGATTATTGCAAATACAGAACCAAGAGCAAAAGAAATAGTGGGAGACATTAATCGTCTTATTAATGAAAATGAATTAATAAACGAACTTAAACCAACAAATTATCGTGATTCTTGGAATAAGACAGAACTTAGAACTTCAAATGGTTGTAGGATTTTTTGTAAACCATATACTCCAAATATGCGTGGAGAAAGGTCAGATTTTACTTTAGTAGACGAAGCAGATGCAGAAGCATATCAAGATGTTAAAATATTTAAAGAGCATGTTATAACTAGATTAAATCCTGGGGCAAAATGTGCTTTGATTTCAACACCAGATTCAACAACAGGGCTTATGAGTTATTTAAAAGACACAGATGAAGAACCACCAAACAATACATGGGTATTCAAAAAATATTTTGCAATAATTAATATGAAAATAAAAGGAGATTATTCTACAGGAAAATCTCTTTGGAAAGATAGATGGACTTTAGATTATTTATTGAAAAAGAAAAAAGAAATGGGTGATGCGTTTGAGAAAGTTATGATGTGTGATGAAAAAGCAGAAAATGAAGAATCTATTTTTAAATCTAAACATCTAATTAAATGTTTTGACCAAAGATTTGGATTCAAACAAAAATCTGAAGGGGGTTTAGTTATTATTTCTTGTGACTTTGGATATTCTGATAGCCCTAGAGCAGATGATACAGTTTATATGGTTATAGAAAAGTTAAGGGGATTTTATATTATAAGAAATATTGAAGTCCAACCAAAAGGTGTTTTATTACCTGAAAAAGTTGGAAGAATACATGAGCTTTTTGAGCAATACAAATTTACTGATAAAAATAAAAATTGTTTAGAACCAATTATTATTTGTGATAAAAGTAGTGTTGGGACAGATGTAATAAACGAATTAAGAACTAAAGGGCTTATGGTAGTAGAAGAATCTTTTTCTACACCAAGTAGATGGGATATGTATCGTGTTTTACAAAATATTGTAGAAAATAAAAAATTAGTAATTCCTAGAGATAGAAATGATGAAAATTGTATAAGTCTTACAAATTTATTAGTGGAGCAACTACTTGGATTCTGCGAAAGGAAATCTCAAGGAGAAATTTATAAAAGTAAAGTTTTAGCTTCTACAGCACCCCATGATGATATAGCTTCTTGTTTGGCAATGGGAATAAAAGAAGGAACAAATCAAATAACTGGAGAATTTTTTGGTGAAGAAAAAGAAGTAGATAAAAAGTTTAAAAATTTTAATGAAGTTGATTTAGATAAAAATATGGAATGGAATTGGGAATCTATTAACAAATAGAAAGATTTATATATATGTTTATTTATATACACTTATGGAAGAAATTAAAAACTTTGTAAAAAGTTTGGAAAAGTATGGAAAAAAAGAAAAAAAACAAGATTTTTCTGATAAAAAGTACTTAAAAGAACTAATTTCTCAAGAAAGAAAGAAAAAGAAAACAATTGAACCAATTGAATTAAGTATCAAACTTGGAACTTCTCAAAAATTAGTTGAAGATATACTTAATGAAATAAATGAAGAATCTAAACCAAAAGAAGTTAAAAAACCAAAAAAACCAAGCAAATTAAAAAATTATGTTAAACAAAAAAAAGATAAGACTAAAAAGATTTTAGATAAAGAGGACAAACAAACAATAAAAGAAATAATTTTAAAAATATTACTTTATGGTATTCCATTAAACTTTGCAATTTTCATTCTTTCTAAGGGGTTCTTTATATTTAATTTTTATTCTTGGATTGGGTGGGGTGTTTCTTTTTGGTTAATTAAAAAGGAGGTTGTTCCTATTCTAAGGAGCATAATACACAAATAATGGGCTTTCTTTCTGAAACACTTGGTGAGCAGAGAATGGAGAATTTTAAACTAGCAGAAAATAATGTAATAGGAAATTCTCTTACAGTAGAAAATAAATTAAAACCACATAAACCTCTTTATACTTTTGAAGAATTAGAATATTGTTATCGTTCTGATGCACTAACTTTTAATGCCATAAATAAATCTGTACAAATGATTATGGCTGGTGGATTTAAAAATTTTCTTCATGATAAAAAATATGTAGTTACAAAATTTACAAAATTCTTTGAAAATATCGGAGACATTGGAGACGATATAACTTTTGAAGAATTACTTGAAAATATTTTTAGAGACCAAATGGTTTATGGAAATTCTTTTGTTGAAAAAATTTATGACGAATCTGATACTAAGATAGTAGACTTATCTCCAATAGACCCAAAAAGAATTGATTACGCAAAAGATTCTCAAGACAAAATTATTTTAGATGAAAATGGAAAACCAATTGGATATGTTGTAAAATTTGATTCTGGAACTTTTATTAGTGGGGATGAAATACCTAAAAAATATAAAGAAATGATTAAACAAGAGTCTAATACTAAATTTGTTTTATTCAAAAGAATTTGCCATTTTAAACTTTACACAATTGGAGATAAACTTTATGGAATAGGATTAATCGAATCTGCATATAAATCTGCAATTTATAAAAAGAATATGGAAAAAGCAAAAGCAAATTTTGTTTACTTAAAAGGATTCCCCCAAATGGTTGCTTATGTTGGTAGCGATAGAAGAATGGCTACTCCAAGCGATATAAAAAATGTAGAGAAACAAATAAATACTGCAGATTACCAAAGAAATTTCACATTTCCAGACTGGGTTAAATTAGATTCCCCTAAATTTAGTGAATCAAATCTTTCTGAAGAAGCACTTAAAGATATGAGAACCGACCAAATGGCGGCATTGTCCGCACCACAAGCATTAGTAAGTGGAAGTGGTGAAGCAACAAATAGGGCAACTCTTGGAGACCAAAGAGTTCTTTGGGAATTTACACTTAAAGATATAATTAAAAAGACAATGGCTTATTTTAAGAAATACATTCTTAAACCAATAAATGAATCAAATAACTATGGTGGTGTTCCAGATATTGAATGGTCTGAATTAAGGGCTGAAAATATTGAAGAAACAATGGATAAAATAATTAAGATTTTAACTTCTAATAATAGTTTATCTTTAGAAATGAAGGATGATTTAGAAGAAGAACTTAGACAATTAATGAGTATAAAAGAATCAAAAAGAGAAAATAGTAAAAGAATTAGAAAAGAGATGAAAGAACAAAATAAAAAAGAAAATACTCAAGATATTGATAAGAAAGAAATAGATAAAGAAAATACAGAAAATGAAGATATTTAAATTTACTCCCGTTTTTAATCTAATAAATCCAATGATTGTAAAAAATCACGAAGAGGTTTGTAAGTTATCTAAACACGAAATAATTTCTTGTGATATTGTTGGTGCTTCAGTAGAACATGCAAAATCTATTGCCTACAAAAAATTTCTTGAGACAGATTGTGATTATTTTTTTAATGTTGATGCAGATATTTTATTTTTTTACGAAGGAGTTAGCCCAATTGATATTTTAGTAGAAAAAAATAAAGAAGTAATTGGGGGAATTTATGTCTATAAAAAGCAACCTTGTTTACCTACACATAGACCTTTAGAGTTACAAGATATTTATGAAAGAGATGGAAAGTTTCCAAAAGACTATAAATTTGATATTCCAAAAGAGACACACGAAGTTAGATGGTTGGCAGGGGGCTGTATGTTAATAAAACGAGAAGTAATTGAGAATCTTTCAAAAGAACATTTAGTTCCAAATTTACCTATGATTTATAAAAATGAATATTTATCTGAAGATTTTGCATTTTGCGAAAGATGTAGAAATTTAGGGTATAAAATATATGCAGAACCGACGATAAATCTAGGGCACATAGGAAATTATTCATTTTCTTTAAAAGATTACAACAAAAATATTTAAATAGATAAATAGAAAGATTTATATATAAGTTATTATATATCTATATATGCAAGAATTAGTTAAAGTAACTTTTGAAGAACCTTCTATATCAAAATTAAGTAGTGGAATTAGGACAATCAAGGATAAAGTTCTTTTTGCACCAGGTTTTTGGAATGGTAGAAATTATACAAAAGAAGAAATTTCTAAAGCATTTCATAATTCTGATTGGAGTGATAAGGATGTAATTAGTTTAGTTGCAGACCATAGGGATGATGATTCTAAAGGAAGACCATTAACTATAAGAGATTGGCTAGGTTATATTTCTAATCAAAAACTTAGAGATGATGGTTACATTGTTGGGGATTTGAATTTTTGTGACTCTGAATTATCAACTAAATTAATAGAAGGAGAAGCACCTTTTGGAATAAGTCCTTTTGTTTTTGGAAAGTTTGATAAATTGGATAATTCTCAAAAAGATTTTATTTTCAAAAACTTTGCAGTAGTAGTAGAACCTGCTTGTAAGGAGTGTTATATAAACGCTTATCTTGGAGATGATGGTTTTAATGATAAATTAGAAGAATTATCAACTGAAGAAAGAATAAAAAAAAGAACAGAAATTAATGAAAAATTATCACAATCATCCGAAGAGGATGTTCAAAACGCAGTGAAAGGAGGTAAAACTAAGATGGATAATGAAGAAAAAGTTGAGAAAGTAAGCGAAGAAGCAAAGGAAGAAGTTAAACCTGTTGAGGAAGTTAAACCAGAAGAAGAATCTAAAGAGGAACCTAAAGAAGAGGAAGAATCTGAAGAGAAACTTATGGAGCAACTTGTTAAAATCGCAGATAAACTTAATAGCAAAAGAAAACTTACTCCAGAAATGGCTAAGATGCAAAAACTTGAGAAAGAAGTTGAATCTTTAAAAGGTTTGATACAAAAACTTTCTGAAGAAAAAGTTGAAGAAAAGCCAGAAGAGAAAGAAGAAGAATCTGAAAAGCTTTCTGCAAAACCTAGAACTCTTGCTGTTACAAAGACAGTAGAAGAGAGTAGCGGGGAATTTACAGGAATGTTTAATAGACAACCTTCAAGTGGAGTAAAAGACGCTGCTGCTAAATTATCATCTTTAGGAGTTATTAATTAAGATGGAAACAAGTTTTCAAAAATTAGCAGAAACAGAACCTAACAGTATAAGAGGTTCAGCACTTAGTACATATTTGTTACTTCCTAATACATATACAGATGAAGTTCTTAAATCTGCAAAAGCAAAATTACGAGTTGGTCAATTCGCAATGGAAGCTGTTGCTCCAAGAGGAACTCACGATGTAACTATTAGAAAGAGAACACAGTACAAAGGATACCATGGTTCAACATGGAATACTGCTGGAAGTGATATTGGTGGTTCTGGTGCTGGAACAGGTCCTTATGCAAATACATTAGCAGACATTTCTTGGCAAACTGTAGACAATTATGATGGTGTTAAAATCACACCTATGCCAGTAATTTTAGGTAAAGCAATCCAGAACTATGGTTTGGATACTAATGCTATTACTAACATGTTGGAGATGGAGAAAGATGAAATGGCTACATCTATTGCTCAATATATCGAGTACAACTTAATTACTACAATTGGTGATGCAACTAACTCTACAAGTACTGCTGCTGGTGCTCAGACACTTTTCGGTGGAGACGCAACTAGTTCAGCAACTTTAGCCGCTGGTGATGTTTTAACAACTGACCTAATTACAGATGCTCAAGTTAAGTTATCTGACATGCAATACGGTTATAGAGCAAGTGGCTCTTATGGAGCTGAAACTTTGGTAGCAATTTCAAGTTATAGAAAAAACCCTTGGAATCAATCTGATGGTGATTTTGTACTATTTATTGGACCAAAACAAAAATCTGCTTTATTGAAGGATTCACAATTTATGAATGCTGCTGAATTCGGAAGAGATATACTTATTAGGGAAGGAAAAGAAGCTGAAGGTTTCTTTTGTAAGTATGAAGGTGTTTACATAATTGATGCTGATTTGTTAGAGAGAACTGCTGCAAGTGGAATAGCCCCAGATACACAAACTGCTGCTGTAGCTTGTACACAATGTCTAATGATTGTTAGCAAAATGGGTGCTGCTATCGGATGGGGTAAAAAGCCAGAGACAAGAATTTGGCAATACAACGAGAGAGATGAGACCAGAATTGGTGCTTATATGTACGTTGGATTTGGAGTACCTTACACAGATGCAGTAATTAAAATCCTTGTTGCAGACGCTTAAATAATTTAATTTTTTTTAGTTGTTTTTTCATTTTTTTTAGTAAAAAACAACTACTCTTAGGAGTATAAATTCATAATCAAAACTTACAAGTTTTGGATGGCTCGGAGAAATCCGATTGAGAAGCCCCTTAGGTGGCTGGACCCAAATAGATGTAAGGAGGTAAAACAGAATGAGTAAATTTAATAGAATAGGTGGAAGATACGGGATGCACAGTGGTAGTGGTAAGTTTAAGAATATTGAAGCTGTTGAAGGTTTATGGTTTCAAGGAAATAATTTAGTAACTTCTTCAGGAAATGTTTGGTATGTAGATTCTGGTAAATCTGCTAGTGGAGATGGAAAATCTTGGGGTAATGCTAAAGTAACAATTGCTGAAGCAGTAGATGCTGCTGGAACTGATGGAGATGTAATTTATGTTGCTCCAGGAGACTATGAAATTTCAGAGACGATTGATATTACTACAAATAATCTTACAATAATTGGACCAAATAAATCTTGTAATGATTATGCTGCCTTAGTTTATAATGATGATGCTTTTGATGTATTTTCGATAGATGCTAATAATGTTTCCATAATCGGACTCGGTATTGCTACTGTTGATGATGCAGGAGTTGGAATTAATATTGCTGGAACTTCTAACTCGTATAAAGTTTACATAGCAAATTGTATGTTTGATGGATGGTCTAAGGGAACTTATGGTATTTTTACTGATAATACGCAAGATTCTCCAGATTTAACTGTAGAAGATTGTATGTTTAGAAGTTGGACAACCGCATGTATTAGTGCAAACGCAACAAGAGATATGTATAGAAACAATAAGTTTTTTGTTGCAACAGACACAGTTGGAATTCAATATGTTCCAAATGCAGGTTCTAGACCAAATGGTGTTATTGAAAATAATATGTTTTGTGGTGTGGCAAATTCAAGTACAACTGCAATAGCAATGACAGGTACACCAACTGCGGGTACATTAATGATTGCTAATAATAAACTAATGGGAACTTGGGATGTAACCATTGAAGCTGAAACTACAGCTGCTGGATGTGAAAACTATGAAGCATCTACAACTGGTGGAAGTTTGATTGATTGTAACTCAAATACTTAAAATGAGTTTTGAAAAGATATACCAATTAGATAAAGAACGGATGGAACAGTTAGAAAAAGAAATTCCAAAAAAATCTTCTAAACCTAAAAAACAAAAAAAAAAGAAGAAATAGATGAACTTAGTAAAATCAAAGGTCTTGGAAAAAAGACAGTAAATGATATTAAGAAAATTTATTCTTCTTTAGAAGATTTAAAGGAAAACCTAAAACTTAATAAAGTTCCTTTACGTGACGATATTGTTGAAAAACTAAAAAAATATTTTGGTTTGTCCTCATAAATTTTCCTGAGGATACCTCTTTGAGGTAAAAATAAATTAAACAAGAAAAACAAAAAAATGGCAAGTAGAAGAAATAGTGCACCGAAAGTGAAAGTAGTGGAAACTCTACCAAATATCGGAGATACACAAATTGGAGAAATTTACTACGATTTAACAAACAGTAAATTAGCATTAAGACTAATTACTGGTTGGGTTTATTTTAGTAAAGACTAAATTAAATTAGGAGGAAATTAAATTGACTGTAAGTAAGACAATTAGTACATTAGGAAACTACTATACATTAGCAGGAACCTATGCAGAAGTTGTTCAAGCATTAGAAACAGAAAAAGTGCCAGAACATAAAGTAAAAGGCTTCTCATTTGTATCTGCAGGGAATTGTATAGTCCTAGTAGCTAATAGGAAATAAGGAGTAAACAATGGCAATTTGTACATCGACAGATTTGTATTTACTAACAAATCTAACAATTTCAGATGTTTCATCTACAGATGCAACATCAATCATAGAACATGCAACAGTAGAATTAAATAGGTTAATTAATACAAAAATTACAAGGGAGTTAGTAAATTATATAGATTCCACAAGAGAAAATAAAATTGATTCAAGTAACACTACTTATTATGTAAGAAATTGGAAAAAGTATCTCGCTGATATGGATAATGATGGAGATGTTGATACCGACGATATTAAAGTTTATCAAGTAGATTCAAATGGAGATGAAACAGAATTAACAGTTAGTTCAATTACTCACGACGAGGGTAAATTTGTTTTATCTTCTGCACCAACTACTGGTGTTAGACTTTATGTTTCTTATGAATATGCACTAAAAGATGTAAGTACACCAGATAATATTGTAAAACTTGCTTGTACATTTTTAACCGCCTCTTATTGTTATGGTAAATTAAATATTGGTCGTTCACCAAAAACTAAATTCGGAAATAGAAGTCTCGAAAGAGATATGAATTCTCCAGAATATTATAGAAACTTAGCACACTCTTTAATTCAAAATATAAATGATTCAATGTATTCAAGTAGTGATTCAGAGAGGGCAATGAATTAAGATGGGAGAAGGATTTACTCAAAAAGAAATGTTAGTAAGAATACTTGATAAATTAGATAAAATGGATGAAAAATTAAATGAAACACATGAACAAGCGTGTACTACTAATGGAAAAGTTAAATTGCATACTAAATTAATTGCTGGGATAGGAGGTATTTTAGTCACCATAGTTGGGTGGATTATATCAATAATTTTAAAATGAAAAAATGGTTTATACTTTTAAGTCTAATATTTCTTTTTGGATTTGTTTCCGCAGATTTCACGCCTCAGGGAGACATAAATCTCAGAGATGTTTATGATATTACTAATGGAGTAAATGCTACATTTAATTGGTTTTTAGGAAAGTTTAATTGGACTACTGACGATTCTTATACTTCATTCGATGGAAGTTCCCTTAGTTTTAATGATACTAAATTAAACGAAACAATTGATGATAAAATAGAATCTTCTAGTAGTAACACTTCAGATTATTGGGATTCTTTAGATGATTATAATACTACTCAAATGGAAAATAATGGAGGTACACTTAGTATAGTTCTTTCTTGGTTTAGTTCTAAATTTGATACACTTTTTAGTGCAAAAGATACAGATGATTTAACTGAAGGAAGTTCCAATCTTTATGATAATAAGAGTTGGAACGAAAGTTACGCAGACACATTATATGCAGACATTTCTGTTACTAGTGGAAATTTAAGTTGGAACGAATCTTATGCTGATACTCTTTATCAAGAATTAGAAAATCAAGGATTAAGCACAACTGATGATGTTGTTTTTAATTCTTTGAATCTAAGTGGGAACATTGGAATGGGCAATAATAATATTACTTTTGCTTCTAATGGTTTTATAAAATCAAGATTTCTTCTTGGTTATTGGGGAGATTCAGGGTTAGCAATGAGTACTAATTTTTTTTCACCGTATCCTTTTACTAATTTTAATTATTCATTGGGGGACTTAGATTACAAATTTTATGAATTGTACCTTTCTGGAGGGATTTTTGCTAATGGAAATATAAACACAACAAATAACGTCTCTGCAAATTATTTCTTAGGAGATGGTTCTCAATTAACAAATATAGATTACATAGAAACAGACCCCTTATGGACTTCTAATGAATCTAGTTATTCAACCACTGCGGATATTTTCGCATTTGGTTATTACAACTCCACAGATTTTGTAATTACAGATTATTTTACTAAAACTGATATTAATTCTTTTGATTATTACAATAATACAAACTTTCCTTATACATCTAATTTGAATTTTTCAAATGATGCAGGTTATTATAATTCCTCTGACTTTTCAATAAGTGATTACTTCACTTCTTCTGAAGTTCTTGCTTTTAATTATTACAACAGTTCTGATTTTGATATTTCAGATTACTTTACTTCTGCACAAATACTTGGTTTTAATTATTATAATTCTTCAGACTTTGTTATTAGTGATTATTATACAAAAAGTGATATAGATGGATTTAATTATTATAATTTATCTGATTTTTCAATTTCAGATTATTATACTTCTACTCAAACTGATACAGAAATAGAAAATGCAAATACTTCTATGAAAAATTATGTTGATGATTTAAATGGAACAACTAATACTTGGGTTGATACTTATTTTGTTAGATTTGCAGAGTTAGTTGCACAGGTTGGAAATTTCTCTGCATGGAATAAAGCCTATTCAGATTTAATTGGAACTCCAACTGTTTTAAGCAACTTTACAGATGATTTAGGAAAGGGAAATTGGTCAGCAGATAAAAGTTCATATTGGAATACAAGCGAAGATTTAGATGTTTCAGTTAATTTAACAACAAGTGAATGGTTTAATGGAAATTTTAATTGGACAACAACAGATGATTGGAGTTCTTTTGATGGAAATGCCTTTGATTTTAATGAAAGTAAATTAAGTACTACTTATTATAATGCCACTACCACCCAATTAATAACAGGAACAATTAGTGGAACAATAGATTTAACTCAACATAAAGATGGAGATTATGATGGTACGACTTTAAATATTACAGAATCTGCTGGAAGTCCAGGATTGGATGTTAGAATAAATTTTACTAATGGTTTAACAGATTTTTCTCAAGGAATTATGAGATATTATACAAGTAGTTTATCTGGAGATTATCCGATTATTCAAATGTGGGATTATGATACTTCTGAATGGGAATATTATCCTCTTGTTGCTGAAAGTTTAAGTTTTGCAACAATAGAACAAGCAGTTTTTGATGCTTCAAGTCATGTTCAAGATGGAACTGCACAAATGAGAATTTATAAAAGTTCAAATGGGAATACAAATAATCATTATTATATTGATTGGATTGCTATTGCAGATGGATTTGGTGTCCCTGCTGGTGAAGAAGTAGACCCACTAAGTATTCATAGAGATGGAAGTATAGGATTAACTGCAAATTGGAATGTAGGAAGTTATAATTTAACTGCAAGTAGTTTCTTTGGAAATTTATATGGAACTTGGAATGGTTCAGTTGATTATTATCCTCTAACAAACCCATATAGTTTTTACAATTCAACAACCATTCCAAGTTATGTAGAAACAGAAACAGACCCACTTTGGGCTAGTAATTATTCTGCATTTAATACGACTTGGTCTACAGATACAGATACTAATTGTTCATCTGACCAATCTTGTGATAATGTTCTTTATACAACAGATGAATATTTAGGGGGACTAAGTTGTAGTGATGAAGAAATTGCAAAATGGAACGATACTTCAGGTGCTTGGGAATGTGAAGTGGATGGCGGTTCTGGAACATCAGATATGTGGATAGACCAAGGAGATTGGTTAGCACCAAATAGTTCTTATGCAGAAAATGTTAATGTTACAGGGAATTTAAGTGTAGGCTCTGGGACAAACTTTTTAGATATTTATACAGATGGAGTAAGTGTTCTCTTTGAAGGTTTATACTCATTTATATTTGATAAGTCTTTGAATGTTTCTTCTGGAAATGATATATGTATAGAAAGTGGAAATTGTTTATCTGATGCTTTAACTTCTTATACTGAAACAGACCCACTTTGGACTTCTAATCAAAGTAGTTACCCCACAACTGCAGAAATAATTGCATTTGGGTACTATAATTCGAGTGACTTCGTAATTACTGATTATTACACCAAGACCCAAATAGAAAACTTTGGATATTATAATTCTTCAGATTTTGATATAGCAGATTATTTTACTTCAGCAGAAATTTTAGCATTTAATTATTATAATAGTAGTGACTTTGATATAAACGATTATGTAACATCTTCAACTTTAGATGGATATAATTATTACAACTCAACCGACTTCGACATAAATGATTACTACACCTCATCGCAAATTAATGATTTTAGTTATTATAATTCAACCGATTTCAGCATTTCAGATTACTATCTTAAATCTAACCCTTATGGATATTATAATTCAACCAATCAACCACCAGGAGCAAATAGTTCCTGGAATGAAACCTATGCAAGAACAATATTTTATGATGGGGAATCAGACTTAACAACCTTGCTTGATGATAACTATGCACCTGTTAATTATGGAGATGATTGGAATAAAACATATGCAGATACTTTATATGCTGATATTTCTGTTACAGGAGATAATAGTTCATTTAATCAAACATTGACGGATAGTTTATACATTACACAAGCAGATGAAGGAAATTTGAATGTTAATTCTTCAGACTATTGGGATAATTTAGGAACCCCTTCAGATATAAATGCTGGAGATATTACTGATGACGGAACTTATGTTACAAGCGAAATAGACCCTCTTTGGACATCTAATCAATCAAGCTATTCTACAACTAGCGAAATAATTGGCTTTGGATATTACAATTCCTCTGATTTTAGTATTTCAGATTATTTTACAATTGCAGAAATTCTAGGATTTAATTACTATAATTCAACAGACTTTTCTATTTCAGATTACTACACAAAAACTCAAATAAATAATTTCGATTATTATAATAGTTCTGATTTTTCAATTTCAGATTATTATCTAAAATCTAATCCATTTAGTTTTTATAACTCAACAACATTTCCAGATAATTACCTTTTGAATACAGGTGACACAGCAACGGGAAATTATACTTTTAATACAGATACTTTGCATATTGATTCTTCGAATGGGAGAGTCGGCATCGGGACGGTT